CATATACAGAGAAAACATGATATCAAGTCCATTTAGATTCTATGCAAATAAAAAACAATCCAAACTTGAAAATCAAAACATCGGTAGTCTTCGGACACTTATTAAAAGCTGAGGAACAAGGAAAGAAAATTGTTTGTCTTCAAGGGGGTTCAAGAAGTGGAAAGACATTTAACACTTTAATTTGGTGGATTCAAAAGTTATTGAAGGAAGATAAGAAGACCTTATCAATTTTTAGAAAGACATTACCGAGCTTGAAGAACAGCGTTCTTAAAGACCTTGTATCAGTCCTTGAGCTGTATGAAATCTATGACCCATTAAAGTGGCACAAACAAGAAGGGTGGTATGAACTACCAAATGGTTCAATAATAAATTGGGGGTCAGCAGATGAGCCACAAAAACTTAGAGGTTCAAAAAGGGATTATCTATTTTGTAATGAAGCAAATGAACTTGACCTTGAAGATTGGAGACAACTTATTATGAGAACAGAAGGAATGGTAACTCTTGACTTTAATCCATCAGAAATAACATCTTGGGTATATGACCTTGAACATAGGGACGATTGTTATTTCTTTAAAACGACATGGAGGGACAATCCATTTTTACCTCAATCACTTATTGATGAAATTGAAAGACTTAAAGACACAGACGAGCAATATTATCGTATCTATTCCTTAGGCGAAAAAGGCATTCCCACAACACTTGTGTTCAACAAATGGAATATGATTGACCAAATACCTCCTGAATCAAAATTGTTAGGAAGGGGTATGGACTTTGGATTTAATTCACCAACAGCACTTGTGGAGGTATACAAGAAAGATGATGAGTTATATCTTAAAGAATTACTTTATGTAAGGAATTTAACGATGGGGGATATTGTCTATAAAATGAACGAATTATCAATTGAAAAGACAGACAAGATATGGTGCGATAGTGCTTTACCACAAAATATTGAGGAATTAAGACGAAATAGATATAACGCACAAGGAGTTCAAAAACAATCCATACTGGCAGGAATTGATAAAATAAAGAGACATAAAGTATTCATCACCAACGATTCTCCAAATATACTTAAAGAGTTCAGTTCATACAAATGGAAAACAGATAGAGATGGAAAGATACTAGATTCTATGATTGACGAGCACAACCATACAATAGATTCTGTGAGATATGTATTAGATAGTACATTAAATAAACATCAAGGAAGATATAGAGTATTATGATTACAATAACATTAGGAAAAAAAGAATATGAGATACCAAGAGAAATGAGTGTAAGTCAATATCAGACCATACAGACTCAAAGATTATTCTTGGATAACTCAGACCCATCAAAACTATTAGCCGCTTATTTAGGAGCACCACTATCAGAAATAAAGAATGCAAAGAAAGAACAAGTAAAGTTTCTTGAAGCATTTGTATTTGAAAGACTTACCAAAGATGTAACCAAAGATGCAATCTTCACCTTTGACTATGAAGGTATAACCTATGGGTTTGAAAACGATTGGAAGAAACTAGCATGGGGTGCTTGGCAAGACCTTGAATTTCTATCATCAGAAAACATAACTGATAACATACACAGAATCTTATCTGTTCTTTATAGACCAGTCATTTCAATGAACGGAACAAAATATAAGATTGAACCCTACAATGCAGATACCATTGAAGATAGAGCACAACTATTTAAGAACATACCAATAAAGATTTGGTTTGGAGCAGCACAACTTTTTTTTTTCATCAGCAGCAAATACATAGACAATATAAAGAATACTATGGAATCACACATGAAGATGTACCGACTGATGGAGAAGGGGACGAAGGTCCTACCAAAATGGGTGCAAAAGAAGCTACGGCTAGATTCTATTTTGCAGCGTCACTTGAACTTGCAAACAACGACATCACCAAACTCACGCATATAAATCAATTAGGTGTCTATTTATGTTTGAATACTCTTGCTAGAAATAAAGACATAAGAGAAGCTGAACGAAGAGAGATACAAAAATCAATGAAGAAATATGGAAATGTACCTAACATACCACAAGGTTTTAGATAAGTTGGAGCAATTCCAACAGAATTATTGTTGTTTAAATTCATTTGGTTATGGTAACCTTGTGGACTTCGGAAAGAATGTTTCAGGTCAAACGGTAACCTATCCATATCTATTTGTTGTTCCTTTATCTGTATCGTATGACCAAAACACAACAACATATCAGTTATCAACAATATTCGCTGATAGACTCAATGAAAATTTGGATAATGAAAAAGATGCTGTATCTGATATGTCCCTTGCAGCCAGACAACTCTTATCTGAAATTTGGAGAGGGAACCTCCAAGATTATTTTGACGCCCCACTCCCTGTTAATGGTCAACCATTTATGGAGAGATTTAATGATTATGTTGCGGGGGTTGCTCTTGACCTTAATTTAATTGTATATGAAGACATCAATGCTTGTGAGCAGTGGATTGTTGTAACACCATCTGTTACTCCATCATTAACTCCAACTATGACCCCTTCACCAACTATCAACTTCACCCCTACACAAACACCAAGTAACACAAGCACTCCTACGGTCACTCCTACGCTTACAAGTACACCACAAGTTACTCCGACCCCAAGCTCCACACCAACAACAGATAATCCAGCAGGTCTTGGTGCATTATGGTGGATTGATTTCACAGATGCTTCCACTTTGAGTTTATCGGGTTCATTTGTGGCGTCTGCTACGGATAAAATATCAAATGTTGTATTCACCGCAGATACAGGTTCAGGTGGAGGTCCACTTTATTCTTCAACAGGTTATTTGGGAATATCAGGAGATGTTAGAACAAACGCAACTCAACTACGAAATGATGGTAGTTCCTACGGTAGTTCATTCACAGAATATACTTGGTTTGGAAGAGTATATGACGATGTAGTATCACAAAGGGGAGGTAAAATTATTGTTGGGACAAATAACAACGACCCTTGGCCTAGTGGTCAAGCGTTTATGTTGATGATAGACCCAAATACAGGTCCTTCTCCTGTATGGAGGTTCCAAAATAGAGGTAATAGTGGTGTTGTGCAGGTAAACACAGATATAACATTCAGTGCTTGGACAGATATTGCGATGAGAAGTTATAATTCAGGGTCAGACCTTGTTTTAGAAGTTTGGGAAAATGGTAGTGTAATCAGTTCAGGCACGAATGCTAGTGATTCTGCTATGACTGTAAATCTTCCAATCTTTAGTTTAATGTTTGATGGTGGTATTGATTTTAATACTGAACAATTCTTTTTTGATAGGAAATTAACCAATGGTGAAATGAACCAAATGTTCACTTACTTAACCAACAAGTATTAAGATGGACGAAACACAAATGGAATTGATGAGGGTGTTGTTATATAACGCAATTGTAACTGAACTTAGAATGCCATATAAACCACAAGGTTATAATGGTCAACCGAAGACAGGTTTCAATAGGAGGGGTTCTGTAGCAACAGGTCAGTTAGTAGAAGACCTAACTGTTGAATGGGACGAAACACCTGAAGGTAATTTCCAACTTGTTGTTTCATTCCCAACAATCCAACCAAGTTTTTTACCTTTTATTATTGATGAAGGTAGAAGACCATCAACCAAATATCCACCACTTGCAGCAATTGAAGCATGGGTAAGAGTTAAACCTGTTTTCTTTAGAGATTCAGGTGGAAGGTTTGGTAAAGGAACAGTCAAACAAAGAACATTCTTAATTGCTCGTTCAATAAAAGAAAAAGGTTTCAAGGGTAGATTTTTCTTACAAAAAGCCGAAAACAGAGTTATCAATCAACTTGAAAAACTTGGTGAAGAAGCAATGGCTAATTATTTCCAAACGTTAATTGAAAATCAATTTGTAAATCTATTATAATAAAATGAGTGTAGTAATCGTAAATAACCCTGCTGAGTTTCAACCATCAAAATCTGATTCGTTGTATTTCACAGTATCAGCAGACACAACAAATCAACCCAAGTTTAGATATGTCTATGAACTCTATGTGGAGGGGTATAAAGTATTTGAGGGGAAGTCTACACCTAACCCTTATGGTCTTGGTATTATTGATGTATCAAGGGTTTTAGATTCCTATCTACAAAACTACCCTGTTGCTTATCACAACACAACCCCAATATTTTTACATCAGACATCACCATTTTCAAGACCTTATGGAAACGAAGTTGTTGATTATTATATTCTTGTTGGTGAGGAATATTCAGATTCATTCGTTGGTGCTCTTACAGGATTTACAGGTATTGGAACACAAGTAGGTTTTCCTTCTGTTCCTTCTTCAACATATAAATCATTCCTATCAACGATGGGGGTAAATAGAAACGCAACCTTGGAAGAATTTGATATTAACAAATTTGTTCTATCAGGTAATCCCACACCAGCATTTCCATATACAACAACCAATCTATTTCTTACCAACTCACCAAGAATAAGAGACATCAGTATAGATGAGTATTATACACTATCATTTACGAATGCTCAACTTGGTGGAACTTTGGTATCTGAGCCTTATTATGTTGAATATAACTTCTATGATGTTAATGGTTTTTTAATTGATACAAAGAAGTATTCTAACATATTATCTAATGGTGGTGGACCTATGACTTCTTGTACACAGGACTATCAAAACTATACCTTTACTGGTCTATCAAATTATAACATTCTAAATGTTGGTGCAGGTCCATTAAACATCTACCAATTTCCTGGTCATACATCATACTACACGGTTCAGTTATATGGTGGTGCTAGTACAATTCCTGTGTCGCCGACTCCTACACCTAGCCAGACCCCAACTTTAAATTTAACACCAACACCGAGTGTTACAACAACTCAGACAATGACCCCCACTCCAAGTAGCACACCAGCCGCTTGTTCTTGTGATGACTACACACTTGAATCAACAGTAGGATTTACTATTGAAGTATTCTATCAGGATTGTAATGGTTTTAATTTAAGCTTCTATCTTGGAGCTTATGAGATTGTTACTGGTTGTTATTGTTCAATTGAATATAACCCATACGTTACCACAACAAATCTTGGTAGTTGTGGTTCACCTCCCGTAACACCGAGTATCACACCTTCACAAACTCCTTCAGGGACTGCTGGTGAGGTTTGTGTATCGGGTACAACAATAAATGTTACAGATACGGGGTATATCAAATATATTGACTGCTCAGGTAATACTCAGTATGAATTTATAAGTTCACTTGGAACATACACAATAACACCATGCCATTATTGTTCTACAATAAATCCTGGCTTCCCTTATGCTGATGTTGCAGCCTTTAACAACAAAGTATGTGGATTTACTTGTGTTACTCCTTCTTTAACCCCCACACCAACCCCAAGTGTAAGTTCATTATCAAAACAAAATGTCTTTGTTAGAGATTGTTGTACAGGTCAACTTGAATATCAAGTTCAAGTTGCTCTGTCTCTTGGAATAGGTAATACGATTGTTATAGACAATCAGTGTTATCAGATATATGCTCTTGGTGGTTCAGGTTCAGTTGGGGATTATTCCACAGCTACAAACTACATCAATTGTAATGAGTGTGTGGCAGATTATATATGTGCTGTTGACCCTGAAAAACCAACACAATTAAAACCATCAGTTCAACCTGTAACAATCACCCCAAGTGGAGGAACAGCACCTTGTGTTAGTTATTCAGCAATATCTGAACTTTTCCAATTCAATGTGGTCCCACCATGTAATCCATTCTTTAACGAACAGATTATGTTCAAGAACAGATATGGTGCTTATGACTATTTTAGATTTGATAGAGCAAGAGCTGAAGGTCTTGGTATCTCAAGAGAAAACTATGGACAATGGAATGTGAATTGGGGTTCATCTGACCCAATCAAAACAAACTATTCAAGAGGAACAACAGACTTTAATACAGAGATTGTTGAAACACATATTGTAAACACAGGGTTTATATCACAACCTATGTTCGTTTATTTGGAAGAATTATATACCACAAATGATGCATATCTGATTCAAACTGATGGAACATTGTTTCCAATCAATATTGTGAATGCTGAATTTGTTAGGAAGACAAAAGGTAACAAACAGATATTCAATATTGAGTTAACTTATACTTTCTCAAATAACATTAAATTATTGAATAACTAATATGGAGACAACCCTTCTTGTTCTTGGTGATAACAACCAATGGATTCAACTAGACCTATACGAAAACTTATCCATCAATGTTATCATACAAGAGACAGACATAACTGATATTGAAGCAAGGCGTTCACCTTATTCTAAGACATTTGCAATCCCTGGTACAAAGAATAATAACGATTTCTTTGAGCACTTTTATGAAGTAAATGCTATTGGTTATGACCCCCTAACAAGAAGACAATGTGTTGTTCAATATAGGGGGAGTGATATATTCAAAGGATTTCTTAGACTTAACGCTGTTACAAGGGTTAAAGATATGATTGAATATGAAGTATATATTTTATCTGAAATAACAGACTTCAGTTCACTCGTTCAAGATAAAAACTTAAAAGAATTATCTTGGGTGGAGTATAACCATATACAAAACTATGATACGGTAACTCTATCATGGGCTGCTGATGGTGGTGATGTGAATGGTCTATTTGGTGGTAAAGTTATTTATCCAATGATTCACTATGGTTATGATTATCAACCAGCAAGTGCGACAACCCCAACCTTTAATTTTGCTGTGAATGACCCCAAAGGAATCAACCTATCAGGTAATTCAATGCCACCAACTTATTTCAAACCAGCAATGAGGGTTAGAACAATCCTTGATAAAATCTTTGATTCAAGTGGTTATGAGATTGTATCAAACTTTTTTGATTCAGAATATTTCAAAGCCATCTACATTGACCTCGCTGCTAATTCAAGACTTGGTGTTGAAACAGCATCAGCCAGAACAAACCAAAACATCTTCAGAGTATATGGAAATCCATTACCACTGGCACAAGAATTTTTTTATGCCAATGGTGTAACTCAGAAAATAACGATGGGTAGGATTAGTTCAACAGATGGTTATGACCCATCGTTTAATTTCAACGAAACACATTCTGCATATCAGATACCTTATTCAGGACAATATTCTTTTGAGTTTAAGGGGAAGATTAACCAAAGATATTCCAATAACTATGTTTCAACATATTATGGTCTATCAATATTTAAAGCGTCAAGACCACAGGACCTAACAGACCCAACCAAAAGAACGGTTGTTACGGGCACAACAGATGGTCTTGTTGCCTTTAACTATCTAAACGCCAATAACCAAAGAATATTTTTTAACAATTGCCAGCTAAACGCTGGTGATTGGGTGGGGTTATTCATAAGGTTTAACACAAGTAGTTCCTCCAATAAAAATGCTGGTCTATGGGTAGGTCCAACTGATTGGATTGGACAAGGAGCAAGATGGGATTTATATGACTCCCCAACATTTGTTGCAAACAACATTGTTGATATGAAACTACAATTCCCTGAGATTAGTTGTCTTGATTTTGTTAAAGCAATCGTCAAGATGTTTAACCTTGTTGTAGTCCAAACTGATTCCACAAAGACAATTAGAATGGAACCTCTCAACTGGTACTACGCACAAAACTTTGCCAAGACTGTTGATTACTCACAATGGTTTGATGAAAACTCACCATATAAGATTGAACCTGTTAACTTCCAATTACAAAAAGAATATAACTTCAAATACCTACCAGCAGAAGATGAACACCTTGGAAAGATTTATGAAGATGAATTTGAGTTACCTTTTGGAACAAAGAGATTTGTTGCAACAAGTGATATCCTAACAGGAACAGTTGACCTTGAGTTTCCCTTTCGTCCATTCCCTTCAGATGTGATGAGTGGTTCAACAAACCTTGTTATCCCAATGGTCTTTAAGTATGATGTTGCAACAGGTAAAGAAATACCTTACTCAAATAAAAACCATATCTTCTTTTGGTGTGGTAATAGATACTTCTATACTGATGAATTAAAAACACAACAATCAAGTTGGTGGATAACATCAGGAGGAACACCTGTAGAATGGAATACATATCCTTGTGTTAACCATTTAAGCTCACTTGATAAGCAAGACCCCGAACTAATATCAGACATGAATTTTGATAAAACGGCTGACTTCTATGACGAAGAGAATAATGTAATCCAACAATTCACATCAAACAATATTTTTCAGTTATGGTATGGGGATTATTTTAACAACCTTTATTCACCTGAAACAAGAAGGGTTAGTGCTAAATTTATCATGGAACCTATCTTCATATCACAGATTGATTTAACTGATAAGGTGTGGTTAAAGGATACTTTATTTCAAATAGAAAAGGTTAATGAAGCTGACCTCGTTAATTGGAAACTAACTGATGTATCCCTAATTAAACTTGTTACACCATACAACAAATTTGTTCCACCAGCACCTGATTATTCAATTACACCAAATGAAGCATATCCTGCATCGGGAGCTACATTTGCAATAACAGGATTTGTTTCATCACAGCAGTCAGAAGTGTGTAATAACACAGCCACAATAACTAATGTTTGGAGTTCACAAAACCCTGTTGTTGACGGGACATTCCTTTATTACAACTCACTTGGGACTAGTGCGTTTACACAAGGAACATTCTTTAAACAGACAACAGGGGCAACTCCTTATGTTGTTATAAACAATTTGGGATTAGCGTCGGAAGACCAATGCTAATATCCCATCTAATCCGTATTTATTGATATGGCTAAAAATATTGCACTTACTCTAACCATCGGTGGTGTTAAACAAAACATCACAAACATCAAGGAGCTTGAGACTGCCATCAAAGGAGCAGAGGAACAATTAAAAGGTTTAACCATTGGTTCAGAAGGTTTCAAGAAGTTATCCACAGATGTTAAAAATGCTAAGGGTGTCTTAGAAGATTTCAATGCGTCTGTTAAGGGGCAAGAATTGGAAAAAAGAGTTGGAGCCTTTGCCAAAGTTGGTGAGGGTATAACAGCATCTTTTGCTGGTGCTCAAGCAGCCATAAGTTTGTTTGGAACCGAAAGTGAAGCGGTAGCTGAAGCAGCAGCAAAAGCCCAATCATTACTCACGATAGCTTTAGCAGCCAGGTCGGCTGCCGAAGGAGTTGTTGCTGTTAGAACGGTTGCGGCTAACATCGCAACATACGCCTCGGCAGCGGCAGCAAATGCGGCGACAACAGCGACAAGGGTGTTGTGGGCGACATTAGCAGCCAACCCACTTGGAGCAATTCTTGCAGTTGTGGGTGCGTTGGTAGCTCTTTATGTTACACTTACTGATTCAACAAAGGAACAAATCAATGTTCAAAAAGAATTAGCAAAGGTGAATTCTGATGAAGCTAATAGTTTATCAAACTCACTTATAATCTTAACGCAGTTCAATGGACAAAGGGAATTACAAACAAAGGAAATTGAAAAATTAAAAAAGGAATATCCAGGATTTAATGCATTCATAGATAGTGAAAATAGATTAAATGAAAAGGGGATTCAATTTATCAAATTAAAGATTCAACAATACACACTTGAAGCTAAGGCAAAACTTTTAACTCAAAAGATTGCTGAAAACGCTATTAAAATTTTGGAAGTTGAACAACAAGGACTTCTTGAAAGTGTTACACTTTATCAACAATTTATCAACTTTGTTAAAAGTGGTGGAAATGCCTACACATCAATATCAAGAGATATACAAACAGGTTTGGAAAACCAACAAAAAGCTAGAAAAGAATTAATTGACCAGAATGCTCAATTAGAAGAAGCTCTCAGAGGTGTATATATTGAAACTGATAAAGTTTTAACACAAATCAAACCATACAATCAAGAATTAACAACACAAGTTGAAACTGAAAAGAAATTAAATACCCAAAAGGAAAATGCTAAGAAAAACCAAGAGGAATTAGCAGCAGCTTACAAGAAGGGTATCAATTCAACAATTGACTTAGCAGGTGCTGTTAAAGAGTTAGACGAATCACTTAAAAAATATAATGAAACCATTGAAAAAGTTTCAAAGATTGAATATGATGCACCTGTTGTAGAACAACTTAAAAATATCCAAGAGAATACTAAAAGAGCTGCTGAAATATTGGTTGATGATGTTACAAAAATCAATAATGCATTAAACGGACTTGGTGTGGGACCTGAGGGTCTTCCAAAAGATGAACTATTACAGGTATTCAAAGATATTCGTAATGAACTTGAGAATTCATTTATTGCATTATTCAATAATGGTGTAGGTTTAGGTTTCACTGATATAAGAAAAAAGTTCATTGAAGGTGGAAAACAACTTACCCAAGACCAAAAGAATATCTTATCTGACCTTGTAAGTTCGTATGAAGATGTGTTTAGATTCTTAAACGACAATCAACTTTATGGATTGGGGGTACAATTACAAAACATTACAGTTGCTTGGAATGATTTTAGAGGTGAGGTTAACGAAACAGAAAGTGGTGGTAAAGCATTGTTAAATATTTTGGGTGAGATATCTGCAGCAAACAGAAAATTTGTTAATGAATTTACAGGAACAGATTTAGAAATTGCTCCCATACAATTTGACCCTACTAAGGTTCAAAAGAATGCAACTGAGTTCATTAAACTTCTTGAAACAAATATCTATCCAACCATAGCAACAAGACTTATAGCCGCTCAAATTGATATTGAGAGAAAGGTTGTAGCAGCGACGACTGGTACTGTTAAAGCAGAAGCAGAAGGTAGATTACAAGCATTAACCGACCAATTTAATGCCTTTGTTAAGACAGGTAAAATTGTAGGGAACAATACAAAAATCACGGCTGAAGTTGTTGATGCAAATGTTAACAAAATTGTTGGGACATTCCTCGGAATGAGCGATGCAATCACAGTAGCTGAACAAGGAATTATCAAAACCAATATTGAAGTTAATAAGTTAACAAAAGAAATAACAGACAATCCTGAGCTTTTATCCAAAGCAATTGCTGGTGTAATAACAGAAAATATTGATGCTTTAAGTAAAATAATTTTAGGTGCAAGAACAGAGGAAGAAAAACTTGAAGAACAGTTCACCAAGAAATACAAAGAAAGTGAACAAGAAAGAATCAACTTTAAAAAGTTATTAGAGAAAGAAGGTCTTGATTTGTCCAAAGCAAATTATGATGATTTGTTGAAGGCTTATATTGCTTACAAGAAAAAAGAGGTTGATGCAGATAAATCCGCAGAAGCCGAAAAGAAAAAGAATAGAGATAAAACATTTCAAGACATCAGTAAGGGAATTGAATTATTCTCACAGACATTAAATCAGATATCTGCTTTATCACAAGAAAGAATTAGAACAGATTTAAAATCCTTGGAAATAGCAGAGCAAAAATCACTTGAAAAAGTTGTAGGGGATTCAAAAACCGCTGCTGATAAGAGGTTAGAAATTCAAGAGGAGTATGCTGCTAAAAGAAAAGAAATGGAAAAGAAAGGTGCAATTCAAGCCCTTCAATTTTCACTAGTTCAAACCATCGCTAATGGTGCTCAAGCATTTGTTAAATCCTTGGCTGAATTAGGTCCAATTTTAGGTCCGATTATGGCAGGTATTACAGCGGCTTTAACCCTTGGTCAAATTGTTATCATTCAAGACCAAATATCAAATGCTCAAGCGTTGAGAAAAGGAGGGATATTAAAAGCTCAAGGTGGTATGTTATTAAGGGGACCATCACATGAGAATGGTGGGATACCACTAGCACAATATGGTGTGGTAGCAGAAGGTAATGAAGCTATTATCAACAGACAATCCACATTAAATTTC